AGACTCCTTCTTGCCCATCTCGGCAATATATTCATTTACGGACTGCGGTCCGTATTTCATGTTCAAGTAAGCGAAGTCTCCCGGCTCTAAACCACTGAAGAACTCACGCTTCCGCTCAGGACGGTCCAAGGCAGCACGCCAGCGGTTATCCGCGTTCTCGGCAATCGTTTCCCACCGGCGCTGTAACTTAGTCAACGGGCGGCCTCGGAACCTTAGCGTACAAGAACCGCTTTTGTTTGGGGGTCAACTTCCTACCCTTGACCTTCCCGTGTTTCAATATCTTCTCTGCTTTTTTCTTGGTCATAGACCGCTTGCGTTTAGGGTCATATTTATTTGTCACGATAATCGCTCCATTCCTAACCTCTATCATGTCAGTGGAACTCCCTCCCGTAACCTATCCTGCTCCTGTAAGGGCTCCTGCCCCGGAGGGGCGAGCCCTGCTTCCTGCTGTGTCACTTCACCCGGCTTATTAGTGGGTAAACCACCGAACTGCTCGGGCTTGGGAAGTTGCGGATTAGGGCCGGGCTTATTGGGGCTACTACCCTCGGCCTGCATCTTGGCCAGCATCTGCTGGGCGGCCTTGTTACCCTGCGCCGCAAGCCGCTCGAACTCGGCCATCATCTGGAACTCGACCATAGCGGGGTGTTGTTCTGCCTGCTCCCGCAGTACCTTCCTGACCTCTTGGTCCGGTTGCTGTACATCCAAGTACCGTTCCATCCGGGTCTCTGCCGACAGGGTATCCTTCGTCTGGGTAGCCATTGCCACCTTCCTGCTCTCGTCGTTCGGGAACTTGGGTTTCAGCTGGAAGTCCACCCGGAAACCCTCGGTGTCGTTACCGGTCAACTTGGTGTTGAAGGGCACTCCCTTCAGCCTACCGTATACCTGTACTGCTAAATCAGGCGCGAACTCGCGTAATAGACACAAGGTCTTACGTGCCCATACTGCCAGAGCACGCTCCTGTTGTTTTTGAGGCTGGGTAAGGCGAATACGGCCTGCATCCCCCAGTTGGGACATGGCATAACCGGAGGCCATTCCGGGCCCTTCGCCGTACATACTCTGTGGGAAAGAGCCTTCCTGTATCTCCGCATTGACCATTTGCATCTGGTCCTTGGCATCAGGCGGTTGTCCCGGCCACTGAGGAAAGGCGAGGTCTTCGCCCTCACCCAGAGAGACCACATCTCCGAAAGCGGCATCGACCTTTACCGGCCTGCCGTCACGTACCCGGGCCACCAGCGGCATATTAGCGAACACGTTCAACATCCTTGTCTGCCGGTTGATACGCCACTCCAGCTCACCGACAAGGTTCTCTATCGGACGCAGGGCTGATTGGCCCCAGTCCTCGGGATTTACCTTACCGACGGGCTTATAGAACATAAATGTGTAGGGAATATCGCGATAACCCTCCATTACTCTGGGAGGGATGATAATGCGCCCATCGTAGAGCACAGCGTTGTGTATCTCGTAGGAGACGCCCTCTTCTGTTACGGTGGGCACTTCCGCCCAGTAATCTAAGAAGGTGCCCTTGCGGGTCTCCTTGTTGGCACCCTTCATGGTGCGGAACTTGGCCAGTTCCCCGTACTCCTGCTCTACATCTGAGACCGAGCGCTCCATAGCGTAAAAGACCCATTTCCACCTGCCCTGCTTTCCGCCGGGCTCGGGGAACATGTACTTGGCCGGGATTACGTCCACGACCAGCGGTAATTCCTCAAATGTTTCGCCCTGCAGGGTTCTGTCGAAGCTGGGGTCCCAGATACTACGGATAGCCACAGCACCGTCTCTGGTCTGATGGAACGTCCAATCGTACCTCAAATCGGTCTCCTGCCGCTCCGAGTTCACGTAAAGCACGCCATCGAGGAATTGCTCGATAAGGGAGGCCCGCTTACGGGTCTCATCCTCATCCTCAGACGCTACCACCTGTACGTTAAGGTCGTTGGCCGTCAGGATACCGACCGCCAAATCGACTATATTCATGGGCTTTGCGAGGGTTATACGCCTCTCCCCGGCCTTTGCCCGGCTACCTTGATAGTGCTCCAAGTCATACAGCCGCTCGTATTCCTCGAGCCGCTTGTGCCACTTGTCACATTTGGCACGGGTGGCGGTGAACCGCCGCATGATTTCTTGTTCGCCTATCTCAGCCATTGCATAAATTGCGACGGCTGTCGCAACTCCAATCCTTCTACAAATGCGACCATAGCATCTCTCCCATACCGTTTCATAAAGATAGGTGCAAGTTTCTCGGCCATCGCCTTCGTCTGGCCATAACGCATGTGGCAATTATGGTGAAGAAGCGCACAGTTTCGCTCATCGAATATTTGTTGGTTTTTAGGGAGCACATTACGCTTCACCAACCATTCGTGTAAATCGCCAACACCGTGCAGCCACTTGCCGCACCAGTCGCACTGTAACCGCTCCTGTATAAGACGCATTTTAAGGTCACGTCTCAATTCTCCACCTTCGCACCGGTCCATACGAACTCGGGAATATGAATGGGGAGGATAGTGCCATCCCTGCTTTCCACGTACACATTACCGTGTACCCGCGGTAGTGACCCGCATTCACAGAGCATATTTATCCCGAAGGGGATAAATCCCGCCTGCCCGCAGTCCGGGCACTCCGCATAACCGCACACCTGCTGAGTCAAGCCTCCCTGAACATCCACGGTAGGTTCTCCTCTCCCGGTAACCGCGCCGGTGAATCGTCTGCGAACGCACTTTCAAGCACGAGCGGCTTATCAATCGCATATGCCCCCTGCTTGACTGTAAAATAGGCCGAAGCCGCCAGCGAGACAATCGCGTCCACCTTATTCGACGTCTTGTCCTTGGCTATCCTCCAGCCCCTGCTCTTCTCAATCGCAACCGCATCCAGTGCCTGCTTCCTGAGCTCAACGCTCGGGTACATCACCAGATTGTTGTACTCCAGCAACTCGTACAACTGCTGGGATGCCGCAGTCAGGTTCGGCTGTGTCTGCGGGAACTCCACCATCGGCAGGTTACGTTTCCGTAACGTGGTAGCCGAGCGGTGGAACTGGAAGGGGTCATACGACACACCCGCTACCCGCATCTTGGTAAAACACTCCAGAATGTACCGCTCTATCGTTTCCTCTAGGTCCAGCGGTTCATCCGGCGTGGGCTGCCAAATCTTATGATTGGCCAGCACCACCTTCTCCAACTCGCGGTCATAGTATGTTCCCACCACTGCGGAGCTGTCCCGCTTGGTGGAAGCATCCACGTGTAACCAGACCACGCGCTTATTGCTACTAATAATCGGAGCCGCGCTCTGTTCGACACATGCGTCCCAGCGCTCCGGCTCTATGAATACCTCTTCATCGGTCGTCCAGCGGTTCTGGTGCATCCGCAAGTAAGCGGATGGACGCAACGATTGCCGCTGGGTCTGGTGATACTCCTTCACACTCCCGACGATACCGGGATGCCTTCTGAGCTTATGGTCCCAGTAGACGAAGAGTTTATTGTTAGCGAAGCACGGCAGACCTTCGAGCCCATCTATCGGCTTGCCCTTACCATCGGCAAGCTCATCTTTGCCTACTCCACGCTTGTAAAGGTCCCATAACGTATCCGATTGCCCCTGAAACCCGGCATACGTCGTTATAAACCGCATACTGTTCAGGCGGGTAGGGACAGGCGTCAATTCGTCCCACAACCGTTCCGAGTTACGCGAATTGTATGCCCAGAGCTCGTCCCAGAGCGTTAGACCGTGGTTCGAGCCCGCGGCAGAGGCGTATTCACTCGCCAAGGCGATGATACGCGTCCCTGTCGCCCCGAACACCACCTCTTTCTGCGTCACCTTCGCGCTGGGCAGCTTCGGGTTCTTACGTACCGCGTAAGCAATCTTAGAAAAGACACGCGCCTGTGCTTGCTCAAAGTCATTAGCACAGACATATATCTCGTTCGGCGGCTCCTGTGTCAGTGCGAACCACAGTCCCGCCAGTGCTCCCATAAGGGTCTTCCCCGATTTCTTTGGACAACTGTAGACAACAGTGTCGTAGGGGAAGCGTCCCTCATCATCCTTCGTGAATATGTGCCTGAGTATACGCTTCTGATGCTCTCTCAGGCGTATCGGACCCGGCATGGTCCTGCCATTCTCCTGTGACGCGTCACTTACATAGAATCCGGCCAGAGACTCTGACCACGCCACTATATCGTTGATATCAACGACAGAACTCACGATTCTGTTGGATTACCGTCCAATACCACCATACTGATGTCCCCGACGCTATCATCGCGGGCAGAACGGTACTCACGCAGGTACTTGTCCACGTGTATCATGCCGCGTACCGCCCGGTAGAACAACCTGCCGGAGTTCTCGGCATCATCCTTACGTTTAGCTAGGGCGTTGGCCCAGTACATCATGTCGGCAGCCGAGACCGCAAGTGCCGCTGTCAGCAGCGGCTGTAGGCCCCCGGGCTCTTCGAGAATCTCGTAAACCTCTTGGAGGGCCTCTTTATGGTGTTTTAGCAGCGGTTTGCCAGAAGCAAGCCGCTGATACATCCCCCCGGCCTTACCGCGCTCGTCGATACCGGCGGGAGGCTTGGCCGTGAAGGGGGCGGCCACTAACGCAACTCTACGCCAGTCAGTGCCGCGATAGCCTTCAGGGCTTCGCTAATTTGCTGGACGTGGACCTTTATATCTCCACCACCAGCGGGTTGCGGCCTGCCCTGCAGTCGGCCTTGCGGTGACGGACGACCCCGCGGTCCGCCCATCGGGCGGCCACCGGGGCTCGGTCGTGCCACCGGCGGAGCCATCCCGCCTCCGGGTCTAGCCATCGGGCGTGCAACGCTGGGGCTTCCAGCGCCTCCGGGTCCTGCACCACCAGCGAGACGCATGGCCTGCTGCGGGGGCATCCCCTGACGCATGTACGCTTCTGGGTTTCCTCTGGGCATAATGATTTTTCCTCCGTGACATAATAGTAAGCCCTTTTTATACGAAGTACAAGTGGAGCAGGTGGGAGTCGAACCCACGTGCAGGAGGGTTACCCCAGCCTGTCGATGCCCGTCTGCCCCTAAAAATGCAAATGCCCCGCTAAAAGGAGTTAAAGACGGGGCACTTACAGAGCACTAAGTGGCGGCTCAGTGCGGACACAGATGGATTATATGAGGTAGAAACCTATTTGTCAAACAAGTGTTCTATTTGTCGCTACAAGCCACCTCTGCCCCGCAGTTCTCACAACGACAGTGACATACTTCTGGAATTGGGGTTCCGCACCTGTCGCACATGCGTGTTTGGGGAGAGTTTTCCATAGTCAGCACATGATACTGCAGGGGGCTACAAAGCGAAAGGTTCAGTCACTTAAAAAATACTGCAGGGGCAAGACACGGGACCATCGCCAGACGGAACGGCCGCATCTTGCCCCAACAGAGCTAGGAAGCTGGACCGGGTATCTCGCTGACGGTCGCTCCGCGATAACGGGACCTCGTAATCAGCTTGAACCCAGTCCGTGTCAGTGACAGGAGTATTATACACCTGTTTCGCGTGAAACACGCGAATCAATCCGTACACCACTACTACCATGGGTGGTTTGGTGGTTTGGTTCCCTATAAAAGGAAAACCAAACCACCCCCTACTACCGAATAAAACAATTATAAGGCGTTAGAAAGCTTCTAACAATTTGTTAGAAAGCTTCTAACAATTTGTCAGATACTACCGAATAAAACAACTATAAGGCGCCAGAATGCTCTTGGCAAATTGCCAGAAAGCTTCTGGCAATTTTGCGCTTGCTGCGCGTTGGCCCCTACTACCGAACAAAATAACTATAAGGCGTCAGAAAGCTTCTTACAATTTGTCGGAAAGCTTCTTACAATTTG